TGTGTATTCAATTGTGATTGGTAGTTTCATTTTGTCTCCCGATTAGTAGTTTTTAGCTAAATGTCTCAGTAGGTGTTCCCACTACGACAAATGATAGGTCAACGGTCTGTGCATCTGGTGCTGCACCGCCGACGCTTGGAAACACTGGCATTACGTTAAATGCAAAAACTGCGCCTGTAACCGCTGTCATTGAAACAGCCAGCGTTGTGTTTGGTGCTGTTTCGCAAGCTGTCCAAAGTGCCTCGCAAAGTGAACCTGTTGCGCCCCAGTCAGCAAGCATTGAAATGTCAAAAGTCCACTGATCGTCAATGTGCTTGTAAGCCTTGCCGTCCAGTGTTTGGTATGTCTCGACGGTTGGGCTGTTCGCAAGAGTTGCGCTGGTCGCCTGTGCGTCATAGTTAACGGTTGCAATGGTCACGACTAAATCGCGACCAGTTATGATTGTCGTTGGCATTTTGTCCCCTATGTTGTTTGAGTGTAATAAGTCGAAACGTTTATGTCAGCGACAAGCATTGGAGACTGTCCTACTTCCAACACCGTTGGCTTTTCAATTACGCCTACGACGTATCCTGCGGGCATTGCCGCAAGAATTCCGATTATGAGCTTTTCTAGATTGTCCAGTGACCCAGCATTGCTATTGCTGGCGACAATGGCTGTGATTGCAAAATTAAGTTTGACCTGTGTTTTTGCCTTTCCAATTAACACGACCTCCATGTATGGGCTGTCAGGTACGACAACAATGGCTGGCGGTATTGGTGACTCAGGCACGCTTGGATACACGTTTGCAGATAGCGCGCTAAAGGCGTTTGCTAAAGCTGATCGTGTTTCGGCAATTGAGTTTGCTGGCATTTATTGAACCACTGTCTCGGCGTCCAAATAAGGCATAAGCAATGTGCTGACGCGGTTGGTCAAGCTGCGACCCATGCGGTATGGCGAACTGGCAAAGTCCACGCCCTCGATCTGTCCACCAGCTGCAACGCGTGATTGAAATACCTCGACGCTAACAGCCAAAATGGCTGACTCAATTGCTGGTGTGCTGGCATAGATTTGAGCAGCTGAATAACCAGACAAAGTCGCCTTGCCGTTTGGCACAATTGGACGCAATGTGACGTCTGCATTTGTAAGCGCAGCTGTAAAGTAATAAGGCGCACTGTCAACAACCGTAAAAGTCGCGCTAAATGGTGCAGGCAAACCTGTCACGATTACTGATTGACCAGCTACAAAATAATGCTCACGGATTGTAAAAAATGTTGCCACGTTGTTTTCTAGCTTGTAAGCATCAATGCCTGAAACGTTTGCAACCAGCATTGGCAAAATGACGTCCTCGCTGGTGTTAATGATCTCGTCTAAATAACTGTCGCTGTAAAGTGAAACGGACACGCCAAGCACCGTGCGCAATTGACTTGCTGTAACAATGGCTGGCATGTCCGTTTCCTTTCGACTGCTGCGGCGAGATCGGGAGAACCCGCCGCATGATTAGTTAGTGGCTAGTTATCAGGTCTTGTTGATACCAAACGCGCCTGCACCGATCTTGGTTGCAATTGCGCCGTATCCATAAACCATTACTGAGATTTGACCTGAGGCGATTACGTCTGCACGCAAACGGTATGTTGGAGACTCGTACCATGTGTAAGAGCTTGGGTTGACGATCAAAATTGAGTCGTCTTTGTCTGTGTCATTTGCTGACGCGACGTTTGCTGTGACGTATAGATCAAGACCTGCAACGTTTCCACGAATTGAGTCTGGGCGTACAACACCACCAGCATTGCTTGGCTGTGCTGCGTTGTAGATTGGACGACCTGAGTCGTTAAGTGTCATGAGGTTTGCCCACTGTGATGTGTTAGCGATCATGTTGCGAGCAAAGCCGTTTGTGTTTGCATAAACTGATGCTGCACCACGAGAAACAAAACCAAGCAACTCAGCAGCTGTTGGGTATGTAGCAAGTGTTGTTGCATCTGCTGTTGCACCTGTTGCAATTGCTGTGTGTACTGCTGTGTCTGTCGCCTTTGCATAAGCTGCTGCCATGTTTGACAATAGCTCGTTAAAAAATAGCGGTGATGTGCGGTCAAGTAGCTCGACGCTAAATGTCTGCTGTCCTGCGTACTTTGCAACATTTACTGTTACAAATGCAGCGTTTTGATCTGTCTCGCTTGGTGTGCCTGCTTCTGATGTTGAGGCAACTGTTGGCATGACTGTGATCTTTGGAATTTCGAAAGACATACCAGCATCAGGCAAAACGCCACGGCTGATCGCGTCAATGCTTGATCGTGTTGTGTTTGCAAGTCCGTTGATGACTTCTGTCAACTGACGTGTAGGCACTAGACCTGCGTTGTCTGTTGTGTCATCTGCCGCTGCGACATACTGACGTGCTGACTCCTCGCCCATTGAGGCGCGGATTGTGTTTTCCAAATACTTAGCAGCTGTGAACTCTAGGCGTGGCTTTGATGTCCAACCGCCGACTGCTGGCTTTGCATTTGCTGTTACTGACTGTGCGGCTTCTACCGTTTCGACGGCTTCCGCTGGTGTAACGGTTTGTTCCACTTCGTCGTCCTTTTCTGTTGGTGTTGCATCTGGCTCAATTGTTGAGTCAGAAATCTCCTCGTCGCCCTCAGTAGCTGCGACCTCAGCGACTCGCGCTGATCTAATTGCTGGCTCTGACGTTAAAGCAACGCCAGTCATTTCGCCCTTGATAATGCGTACTGTGCCGTCCTTCAAGGTTTCATACTCGTCAAAATAAACCTCGACACTAAAACCGTCGCGCAAACCTTCGGCAGCTTCTACAAGTGCATCTGTGCCAGCTGTTGTGTTGGCGATCTTAAATGTTGCGTCAATGCCTTGATCGTTTGCCTCGATTGACAAAGTCTTACCAATACGGCGTGTGCGGTCATGCTCTAGGTTAAGCAAAACAGACTTTGCTTCAATGCTGCCTTTAGCAAATTGCACCTTGCCAATTGATGCGTTTCCAGTCTCCTCAAATGTCACAATGCGACCAGTGATCGTACGGCTATTTGAGTCAGCTGCTGTGATAGCAATTGGTGTAATGAGTTTTTTCATAACAACATGTCCTCCTCTGCGCGAATTTCCTCGATCCACATTGCGCCGATACGATTTAAGATTTCATAAACCTGCGCGCGCTCGTACGGATTGCCACGCAAGAAATTGTCTAAGTCAAACATGACTTTGTTGCCAGCTGGTGTGAAATCAGCAAATGACAAACGTTGTTCAATGATTGACATGTATGTGCGAAACGCAAAGTCCACTAAATCACGTCGCTTGTCTAAAGCGTTAGCGTATGTAAATGATGATTGCTGGCTGTCCGTAAAATAAGCGGGCAAGCCACACGCGCGGGCTAATTCGAGCGATACATAGTTTCTGGCTTCATTTAACTGCAAATTCTTAGGGTCAAAACCAACTGACTCCATTGTGACGTCAGCATTGAGAAATGCTGTTGATTTGTTGGCACGCGCTGTACGCCAAGCGTTAAGAATTTTTGCAACACGATCTGCTGGCAATGATGTGCCGTTTGATTTCAAGACCATGAGCGGTGTTGGCTCATTGGCAAAATTGAGTGACGCTTTTTCTAGCGCGGCAGCAGCTTTGATTGTGCGACCGGCGCGAGCCAACAAACCCTCTTGCGTATTTGGAAACACGACAAGGTTTGTTGGGTCAATTGGCTTGCCGTCGATCTCATAAGCTGTAATTTCTGTGTTATCAAAATTTGTAGTGATTGACACGCGCTCTGGTGCAACTCTTTCCATTGCGCGAATTTTGCCTGTATCGGCGTATCTTTCCATGACCATTGCATACGCTGCATTGTGAAAAAATAAATCGGAAATCAGCCAACCGTAAAATGTAGACCCAGGAATTCTTGGGTCTGGTTGATTGATAACGCGTGGCTGTGAAATCTTTTCACCTGTTGCCTCATTGCGTGTGTGCAACGGTAATGATGCAATTGTTTGCATAATGCTCAAAGCACGCGCAACTGTTGGCACGCTCATTGCTTCTGCGCGGTTTGCTTGCGCTATTCCGTAAAAATAGAAATTGTTATTTTCTGTGAAATACGGCGCAAGTGATGCGTCAACGTCCAAAGGCTCAGCTGTGACGGCAGCTGTAACCTTTGGCACAAATAGATCGAATAAACCCATGTCCCAATTCTGACAGGCTTATACGATCAACCAACCATGATGTCAAGATCATTGTCTGGGCGTGTCGCAAAGTGTGTCACCAGCGCAACAGCAACCGCACCGCACACAATGGCGTTGCTGGCACGTCTGCCAATGACCCAACCGCCGTCACCACGGCGCAATTGCACCGCAGCTAGAATTTCCTCAGTCAGCTGTGATTGCCCACGGTGTTTGAGTCTGCCGCTGTTAATAGCCGACAACATTTCGTCGCAGCTCTGCGGATACGCGCCGTCCATGTCAAATACTGGTATGCCAGCAGGTGCAAGCCGTGAGGCAACCGCACCAGCTGATTTTCTGCTGTAAAGCACATACTCAGTCGGATACTTTCGTGCATAGTCTGCCAATTCGTTTGCAATTTCCCGATCATCAAGCTGCAACTCATTTGACCAGCTGTGCAACAGCTTTACGACAAACGACTCATTTTCTAGCTTCTGCGCCCCAACGAGACTTGCTCGTTTTCTGTCTGGTGAAAGATCGATAGCCAGCCACGTCAATTTCTCAGGGTCAAGATCAACTGTCTTGTCAAGGCATTTGTTCCATGCGCTCGCATCAACAATGTTTTGGATTGCCACAACCCAGCGACACAATACCTCCGACATGACCACGTTTGGCGGGTCATTGAGCACTGACCTGATGTTGTCCTCATGAATAGTTACACCCATTGCTGGGTTGGCATGCCGTGCATTTTCCACGCTGATCTCATCTGTTGGCGACGACCACTCAAAATACCCAATGTTGTCGTCAACACCGCCAATAGCTGCAAGCGCGCGATCTCTAAAAGAATTTAAGACTACTGACGTGTTATCACCCGCGTTGGAATAGCCCATGAGCATTGGATTGGGCGACGCCATAAGGGTGTATCTCAAACTGGCGTACGAGTCCATGTTGTTCATACGCAACAACTCGTCCAAATGGATTGTTGACGGTCGGCTGATACCGCGAGCAGCTGAACCACCAGCACGCACCATGAACCGCGTGCCCCTCATTGTTTCAATTTCCTCCGCGCCATGATTAAGGCGTACCTTTTTGACCTGCTTAGCCAGAAAGTCATTTGCCTCAATAGTCCACATCATCTGGCGAAACTGCTCTAGTGAGGTGTTGAGGGTGTGAGCTTGTCCGATCTGCAACGGCTCGTCCCACAAAAACAGCCCGCCAAGAATTCTGATCTGCTGCAAAAATGATTTTCCGTTTTGACGTGCGACGCAAAAAATGTTTTGAGGCGTAGCCCACCTGCCGTCTGGCTTGACTTTGTGGCTGTGAATAAGCGCAAATTTCTGCCACTCCATAAGTTCTACGCCCAAACTAGCTGCTAAGTCGATCAATTCGCCACCGCGTGAGGGTAAATCGTTGAGCGGCGTGTGAATTCGAGGCGTTTGTACGCCCATTAGAGGCATTTGCAGGTCTGTGTCCCTATCTTTTCCCTGTTCAGACCCTTTGCGACCGTCTGAGACCCTTTCTAGGGCTTCTGAGGGCTTCTCAGTCGTTTTCATGCGACTTCGAGTCGTTTTTGGTATAAAAAGGAACAG